CCGCTGACCATGCACAACAACGAGAACGCCACGGGGACCAAGATCACCGAGCCGGTGAACACGATCACAAGCAGCGGAGCGGGCGGCCATCAAATGGTGATCACCCCGACACTGACGGCCATAGGACAAACCGGAGGAGGTGAGCGGGGGAGAAAAATCACGGAGCCGACGCACACCCAGGTTTCAAAGGCGGAGGAGTGCGTGGTGGCGCCGGCCCTGATCCAGTACCACACAGAGCAAACCGAGAGAGTACGGGGACAGGGAGTGGCGGACCCGCTTATGACCATTGACGCCTCCAACCGTTACGGCCTGGCGGCGGCCAGCCTGGTCAAATACTACGGGAGCGACCAGCATGGCCAGAGCGCCGGGGATCCGCTCCACACCGTTACTGCAAAAGACCGGGAGGGCGTCCTGGCGGCGAACCTGGCCAAGTTCTACGGCGGAGCATATACCGGGGAGGGTGCCAGAATGTCCGAACCGCTCCACACCGTCACGGCCGTGGACCACAACGCCCTGACGGCCACCCACCTGGTCAAAATGAAGGGGACCAACCTGGGCGGCCCCATGTCGGAGCCGGTGCAGACCATCACCGCCGGCGGCGGCCACTTCGGCGTCGTCACCACTGTGGTGGCCAGAGCGGAGCGGGACGCGGATCTGAAACACTGGCCGGAGATCCGGGACCTGCTGAACACCTACTGCGGGTATCACCTGGGGCCGGAGGACGTGATCCTGTTCGAGATCGGCGGAACGGCCTATTTTATGGCGGACATAGGATTGCGTATGCTGACACCCCGGGAATTGTATATGGCCAATGGGTTCCCGCGGGACTACAAGATCGAGCGGGACTATACCGGGCGGGAGTACCCAAAAACCAAACAGGTGGCACGGTGCGGGAACGCGGTTCCCCCTCCCTTCGCCACGGCCCTGGTGCGGGCCAACCTGCCGGAGTGGTGCGGCGAGGCGATCACCACCATGGAGGAACTGGAAAAGGCGGTGGCGGTATAGCCGCCGGAAAGGAACGGAGGAAAATATGGGCGTTATCGGGATCGGAGTGGGCGACGCCATTATGGGGCGGACCCGCCGGGATGAAAATGGGAACATCATGGAGCAATCGGCGGCCAGGTGGGACGCGAACCCCGCCGGCGGTTCGGTGGCGATCTGGCCAATGGACCCGGAGAAGATGGAACCGAGCGGGCCGGCGGAAGTGTACGGGGACTGGGACGCGGCCAGGTATCTGGCCAGAGTGGTGGACCTGATCCACCCTAACAGGCAGATCAACATACCGGACCTGGAGGCCATGATCCGGGCCGCAGCCAAGGACGGGGTGGACATTTGCACCTACTGCCCGGACTACAACTGCCGGGACTGTATCGTGAACGAGTGGAAGGAGGACGCAGACGATGAACAAGACGAAAATTGACTGGGCGGAAATGTCGTGGAACCCCGTTACTGGGTGCCGCCACGGGTGCCCGTACTGCTACGCCAGACGCACCGCGCACCGTTTTGACGCGGGAATGGAGGACAGCGCCGCCGTGGGCGGCCTCCACGTCCTGGAAAGCAAGATCAAGGCCACGCCATACCCCTATGGGTTCGAGCCTACCATGCACCGCTACCGGCTGAACCAGCCGGAGCGCCAGGAGGAGCCGCAGACCGTCTTTGTGTGTTCCATGGCGGACCTGTTTGGCCGCTGGG